GATTACCTGGCGGGCCTTGTGAACCTGCGCTTCCGGCTGAACCTGCCGGTCCTGTTGGACCTGGAACTCCAGGCGGCCCCACTATTTCTACGCCAGGATCAAGGACATACTTGAGTCCATCCCAACGGACATAACCTGGCTTTAAAATGCTTCCCATGTATCTCCTAGACTACTTTTCTAAGAGAATACCAGACTTTTAGTATATTTACTTGGATAAGGCCAAGACCGAATTAATCAGTCTTACACGCTCTTGCATGTTATCCATATTAATTTGGAAATGGGGAAGTTGCCACATCTCCAACATGAACTTGACCATGGCATCGATTGCCACCACGCCATCCCATGTTAAACTTTCTCGCACCCCGTCTGCCTTCAGGGTTGCCTTGGAGGGGCGAACGAAAAATATAAATACTCCTGGCTGCCTCAGCGTGGCCAAATAGGACTCCAGCTCGGTCGAGTGTATGAGGCTGGGCAAAATGGCGGTGTGTTGGGCAGCATAAGCCAAACAGTCGAAACTCCTATCTGAAACGAAATTATCTTTCTTTTCCTGTTCCTCTTGGATCTGACGATGGAAAATCTGTTTCTGGTAATCATTGACCAGGCCCATGTCATAGCGAAGGGAATCTAGGTGAAGCTCCTTTTCAGAGAGGACAGCTCGGGCCACCTCTGTAATCATGGGAAGCTGATATTGTTCAGACACGTATCTTGCACAGGTAGTTTTACCCGTTGAATGAGCACCAATGAAATATACTCGCATTTTCACCTCATAGGTCAGAGATTAACTTCTTGAATTCTTCAGTAGTAATCTCCACCGCATTGGTGATTTTCTTGAGAGGATTTTCATGATCCTTGGCTGCAATAATAACTACTACCTTACCAGGATTATCTGACTTCTTAGCCTCTATGTAGCTTTTATCTTCGAATGTAATTCTCATGTTACCCTTCTGAATACAGCTTGGACAGGCTGAGCTGCTTTACGATCATTATGAATGAATCTGGCAGCCCATAAAAGAAGCGTAATGTCGGACATTTCAAAGCCGGCTTTGATGTACGCCTCGATAATCTCAGGCTCAGGTATATCGCGGGCCATAGCATCCGCAATTACTTTAATATTGCTCTCAATTAATTCTTCATGGATCATTGGCCGGACCTATCTGTCAAAATTTCCACCCTATCTTCATGGACAAAGATTGAATGTTCAAAGTGAGCGCCTAAATCAGGTGTCACCACCGTCCATCCATCATCCAGAGTTCTAGTGGTAGGGGTACCGATCACCAACATAGGCTCGATAGCAATGGAGAGTCCCGGTTGAATGCGGATACCCTCTTCTGGATCTGCCTTGTTAGACACAAAGGGAGCAGCATGAGGAACATTCCAATCAAGTCCATGGCCTCCGTAATTGGTAATAAGACCAAAGCCATCGCCCTTGGCTGAGCGACTAATAGCATGTCCAATAACTCCAAGTCGTTTACCCACTTGAATAGCCTGGATGCCTTTCATTAGGGCGGACTCGGTAGCCTCCACTAGCTTGACATGCTGGCTAGATTTTGGCTCGCCATAGATGCAGGTTAAGGCAGTATCGGCTATAGCGCCTTCGATAGTGACGCCCAAATCGAAGCTAACAATGTCACCTTCTTGTAATTTGTAGTCAGTAGGGATGCCATGAACAAGTTGCTTGTTGACAGAAATACAAACGCCGGCTGGAAATCCCTTATACCCTTTGAAGGTCGGGGTTCCACCGGCTTTTGCGATAATACTTTCAGCAATGTTGTTCAGCTCGATTAGAGAATAGGTCATTTTACCTTTGACCTGTTGCTCTAATACCCACAGTACGTTAGCGGCAATTCTTCCCGCCTCACGTTGATAGGTCAACCATTTATCATCCTTCAAGAGGATGAAGTTATTATTAGCCCATTGGCTTTGGGTACCACTTCTCATGAACTTACCTTATGAGAATTATTGTTTCTTTTTGACCAGACCGCTCATAATAGCACGAGCGTCATTCCATGGCTGGTTGGTGTCAGCTTTCATTTGCTTGATTGCATCTTTTAGATCACCAAACCCAACATATTCCTTGAACTCATCACTGAGTAGAATAGCAGCGATCTTCTTATCTAGAAGGATAAGTAAACCGTCTAATTCTTTGACCGTAGATTTGCCAAAGATAGGATTGGCCACAGAGTTGACAACGTAACCTCTGATGGCGATCAAGTCAAGTAGCTCTTTTAAATCCATTACTGACCTTGTGGCTTTTGAACTGCTCCGCCACGAACAATATCTCCAGCTTCACTGAGAGCATCAGCTTCAGTTAGACCATACTTCATATAGATTTGGAGGATAACGTACTTGTACTGTAGCTCGGCCTTTTCATTTTGGGCCAAGGCAGCCTTAGCAGCTTCCAAAGCCGTAGCTCTTTGGGAACGAGCTAGGTCGAGGGTTAGCTTGTCAACATCGGAGAGCTTGGTTGGACCAGCATGAACAACTGGAACAACGGCTGGTGGAGCCGGTGGTGGTGCTGCAACTGTAGAATCTACATCAATCACTTTTTCAGCGGCAGGAACTTTCTTTTCTTTACTCATGAGTCAATCTCCTTACAAGATTTCGGCTGCTTGAGAAGCCAACCTGCTACGCTCTCCCTGTGTAAAGGTAATGTGGCCAGCAAGTGAGGAATCCTTAAACTTCTCAATAACATGCGTCAACCCGTTACTAGTTGCATCTAATAGCGAATTGTCAATCTGCTCTATATCACCAGTTAGGATAATTTTGGTGTTTTCACCCGCACGAGTCAGGATAGTCTTGACATCTTCCTTGCTAAGGTTTTGGCATTCATCCACTAGAATGATAGCGTTTGGAATACTACGACCACGAATATAGGTAATAGCTTCCATCTCAATTCTACCCTTCTTCTGGTACATCTCCAATTCCCTACGCCAATCGCTGCCACCAGCTTTAGTGGTGAAAAGAATTTCAAAATTGTCCATAATAGCTTGGAACCAAGGAGCTAGTTTCTCTTCCATCGTGCCAGGTAAATAACCAATGTCATTTCCTACTGGTTGAATTGGACGATAGATAATGAACTTGTCATATTCTTTACGACCCAATACTAGTTCTAGTGCAGTAGCCAAAACAACTAAGCTCTTACCAGTACCAGCCTTGCCAATCATAGTAACTAGGTCTACACTTCTATCCATAATTAGATCAATAGCGAATGCCTGTTCTTTATTACGAGCAGAGATATTCCATGGATAAGTTTTCTTGATCAGCTTGATTCTATCAGCCGCCACTTTACGGCCCAAAGCTATCGCATTGCCGCTGGAATCCTCAAACCGAACGCATTCGTTTGGATTTAGATAAATGTTGTAAACGGCAGGATCAATATGTCCGCGGCTTTGTAAATCTAGTCCGGCGTCTTCATTGACAATGGTTCTGGTACCAGCGTACAAATCACTGAGAGAGTATTTGTTACCCTCATGTGATTCAGCATCCATACCACGAGACTTAGCTTTGATACGCAAGTTGATGTCATTGCTGACCAACACAGCATCTTTATTGCCAATCCAGGTGGAGTAAGCGCAGGCTAGAATCTGTGTATCACCATAGGTTGGATCACCGAACCCAGCAAAGGCAGGATTGCTCATGTCGTAATAGGTGGCATCTACCTTCAACATGGTATCATCCTCAATCAGGATACCAGTACTAATGTCGCCTTGATTGCTAACTTCATCAATCAAACGAATAGCTACACGTGCATTCTTACCAGCTTCACTGGATTGTTTCTTTAACTTGTCTAGTTCATTAAGAACTGCAATTGGAATAACGACATCGCTATCTGGAAACTGTTTGAATGTGCATGGGTCATAAACTAAAGCGGAGGTATCAAGAATATAGGTTTTTCTCATTCTGTCTCTTGTGGTTCTTGTGATTCATCAAAGACGGACCAGCAATTTACTTCCATTTCCAAATACAATTTCTTACGCGGATCTATTTGTCGTAGATCCTTTTTTAATTTGTAGGTACACTTGTGCCATTCACCTACTAATTCACCCTCGACATACACCTGCATATGTCCATCATGGTCATCTATAACCTGGATACCATATGTGGCGAAGATGCCACGCATTTTTATCTTTTGCTCAGGGGACAAGGGGCCGTCATTTGTCCAAATAGATTGAACCTGAGTTTGTACCTCAGTATTCTCAAACATTTGGTCGATCAAAGCACGCAAAAATCGGGCCCTTTCTTCTTCTTCCACCTGATGGGTGTTCTCGTTGTAATTGAGAAGTATTGTGCCTTTCATCTCTTTACAAATGCCACTTAATTAGTATCAGCATTTGCTCCAACCACAATTAGTGCAGGTTAAGCATTTTTCCTGATAAGCGAAGGAATTTTCCTTCTGGCAGGAAGGGCACTTGCGTTCCGCCGTGGATTTTGTGCCATCCACGATGTAGTTTTTGAGTACCCTAGCGATCACTTTCGAAAACGAAGTAATATCGGAATGCTTATCTTTCTGCAATTGCTCTACTACGTATTGCACCGGAGTGCCATGGCGTAGAGCCAAAGAGATAGTTCTGGTAAAGGCTCCGAAGTTTGCATTCTCAAAGACGTTTGCAATGTCTTTAATTAGCATTGGATCATCACCTTCACCAATAAGTAGATTGTAAGTAGTAATATCTTCTACCTTACCATTCTTGACAATTCTACCCATTTTGAACTTGTTAGGAATATCTACATACTTGGAGAGTCCTCCGAATACTTCATATGGTTTGCCATTAAACAAACCAACAAAGATAGTCCACTGCTCTCCCTGAATCTTTGCCTTCTTGATTTCGCAAGGCAACTCCAATGGACGTTTAGGAGCCATTACCATTTCAATTTCAGCGGGGCGTCCATCGAGAGTCTTCTTAGCTTCCGACTTCTGGATGAGTACACCATCTCTGCACTTGTCACGGTAAACAGTAAATCCTTTGCAACCCTTTTCCCAAGCTCTCATATAGACTTGAGAGACTACTTCCCTACTAACATCTTCAGGAAGATTACAGGTCTTACTAATACTATGATCAATAGATTCTTGAGCGGCGGCTTGTAAATCAACAGAGGCTACCCAATCAATCTCATTGGCAGTAGCTCCCCAATATGGAGACTCAGCAATGTCAGTCTTTCCTGTTACTTCCATCCAACGTTGAACGCCATGATGGTAAACAGTAAACTCTTGCCAGTTATCACCTAGAGCATCAGTAAAGTCGATACGGGCATTCTTATCCGATGGATTATGCTTCTTACGACGAACGTAAGAAAGGTTGAATGCCGGTTCAATACCTGAAGTAGTCTGGGTCTGTGAAGACACTGATCCTGTGGGAGCCGTGGTAGTATTAGCAATATTACGACGGCCAGTGGTCTTCCACATCTTGCGCACCTCGGGTGGGCAATCACCAAAAACATCCTTCAAGTAAAGATGATCCTTCTCCAATTCATAATTGAAGATAGGGAACGCGCCACGTTCTTCTGCCATAATGCAAGAAGAGGTGTGTGAAGCTACAGCAAGGGCACGGTAAATCTTGCGGGTCTTAGTAATAGACTCTGGAGAGCCGTACTTGATTCCAAGCATAGCTAGAGCATCGCCAAGCGCAGTAATCCCTAGGCCAGTACGACGGCCCGAAATATTCATTTCACGAATCTTCTTCCACAGATTGAGTTCAGCGGCTTTAGCTTCCGTTGGTTCAGGGTCGGCCTTGACTTTTTCTAGTATCCTGTCCACGCATTCAATTTCTAAATCAATGATGTCATCCATTAGGCGCTGGGCCACGATGGCATGTTGATGGAATTTCTTAAAATCAAATGACGCATCTTTGGTGAATGGGTTCTTGACATACGAGACAAGATTGAGTACTAATAGACGGCATGCATCGTAAGCCGGCAAGACAATCTCTCCGCACGGATTGGTGCAGATAGAATTGTGGCCAAACTCAGCGTACAGGTCCGATGGGGTATTCTTCTTGACTGTATCCCAAAATAAAAGACCCGGCTCGGCAGATGCCCAAGCAGAGTCTATGACCTGATCCCAAATCTCCTTGGCCTTGACTACTTTCTTTACTTTGGCATCTTCTACGGATGCATCTACTGGCCAACGGAGCGTGTACTCCTGATCGTTCTTGACGGCTTGCATAAACTCATCGTTAAAACGAATTGAGATATTAGCACCGGTCACCTTCTTCTTATCGCGTTTGATCTTAATGAAGGTTTCTACTTCAGGATGATTGACAGAGATGGTAATCATCAAAGCGCCACGTCTACCGTTTTGTGCTACTTCACGGCAGGTATTGGAGAAGCGTTCCATGAACACTCCAATACCATCAGTGGTCTTGGCGGCGTTGTTGGTTACAACGTCTTTAGGACGGATACCAGAGATATCCAGCCCTACACCACCACGACGCTTCATGATTTGAGCAATCTCTTGATCGGCTAACATAATGCCGCCATAGGAATCTAGTTTATTAGAATGAACTCCTTGAACGACGAAACAATTGGAAAGACTTTGAAGTTGGAATGGGTTACCAATAGCAGACATAGGGCTGCCTTGTGGTACGATGTATTTATAGTGATCTAGTAAAGAATAGATTTCATCCTCTGAAAGAGGATTGGGATATTTGTTCTCAATGCGAACAAACTCCTTGGCCAAACGACGATGCATGTCGGAGGGCGTCAATTCTAGATACTCACCATTCGGGTTCTGCAAAGCATACTTGTCCACAAATACCTTGGCGGCAAACTCGTCACCATTAAAGTAATTCACGGACGCTTCAAAAACCTGAGAATAAGTGTATCCTGGCATAATTCACCTGTAAGAGAATTAAGTAAAAGTTTGTTATGACTCGCAACCTTGCGCGTCAGATTTTGATGTTCTCTTTCATCAAAGAAAGAGCGCTGTTAATCGTTTTGATACAGCTTAATCTGGATATGTTCAATTTCTTGCATATCCTGTTAATTGACATTGGCTTGTCACCATCGAATCCATATGCCAAGTTGATAATCTCTCTCTGTTCCGCTGTTAGAGAGGAGACAGCTTGTTGAACAGCGTGAGTAGTCTGAGACTCCTCAAGTTCCTTATCAGGGCAATATTGTTCTTCAACAAGCAAAGGCATCACAGACTCCTTGTGTGGAGTGTTAGCCTTAGCTACCTTCAAAGGAAAACGAATAGTCGTGTGCAAGTTGGCGCTACGTGAAATACGAGTGCCAATGTAGTTATGTGCCCACGCAAAGAATGATCCCTTGTTTGGCTTGAAGGTTTTCATTGCCTTAATAAGAGCTTCAAAGCCCTCCTGGTTCAAATCTTCATAGTTGCTAAATGCCTTATAGCGACCAGTCTTCATAGTAACCAGGTACTTGAATTTCTCGATGCAAAGTTGTTCATGACGCTTTAACTGAGAAACGATCTTGGGGTCATCAGAGTCTTTTGCCTGCGCCCTAAGATCGATTAGCTTAGTCATTAAGTCATGTGCTTCTTGTTCTGTCAACATGTTTAGTCTTCTCTCTTAACGTCGAAAGTAAATGTATACTCTATTATTGATACTAGCCCCAATAAATGAGCATCTCATGCTACAACGAGCGGATTTACTTGCCAATTTCTTCTTCTAATAATTCGATCACAGACTCCATAGTGGACTTGATTATCTCTTCATCATCGAGGGACATTACGAATTTCAACAACTCTACGATTTGTTGCAGCTTATGCTTATCAGGTGTTTTTTCGTTGTTCCTCTTTGACATGGCTGTTAACTATAATTATCTTTGGCCCAACCTGATCCATTGAGGATGAAACCGCCTCCGCCACTGATCAGTCTCTTGACTTTCTGTGGCTCGGCCGCATTTTCCTCCTGGCATTTGGGACAAAGTTCTAGTTCCTCTTTGATGGAGTGGGAGACTTCAAATTCTCCGTGAACTGAGCATTGATACGTGTACGTCGGCATTTTATCCTTAGTTAACGCTATAGGTTTGGAGTAAGGTAATTTCTTTTTTAATGCTGTCAATTTCCATGCCAACTTTACTTATTTCTTGCTGAATGTTTTTTATTTGAAGCATCTTCTCTTCGCTAGTCGTCTCTTCATCCACTTCGATGGCATGAATTCTCGCCAATAAATTTTTGACAGTATGACTACATACCAGCATTTTGGTAGATAGCTGAATTTTCCTAACTTCGTTACTCATCTTTTCTCACGGCGTCTTTGATCCATCTTGGTTTGAAGTTGGTGGTATCTATCGTCACCTAATAGGTTAGCGTATACCTTGTCGCTCTTAGCTGCTTCTTGCTTGAGCTTTTGGGCATCACCCTTCAGCTTATCAATTAGCTCTTGCCCCTGGAGTTGAACAACCCCCTTGGCTCCCGAAGAGATTAGTCTGGTGACAGTTTCGGCTGCACAAGAAGGGCAAGTCTTAGGAGGGTCTGCCTTGATAGAATAGGAGTCTTCCCATTCATGTTGGCAGGTGTCACATCTATGTTCATAGGTTGGCATAATTATTTTCCTAATTTCTTTTTGAGTTGGGGCAATCCACCATTGCGGTGTAGGTCATAGGCAGAACGAGCATAGCTATCGAGAGCGGTTCCCTTTCTTAGGTTAAGCCTTCCGCCAATGTTTCTTCTGGTCCAAATAAGACCATCATCATCCATATAGTGCCAGTTATGCGTCATTAATCACCCTGTACTAAAAACTTATCTACTAGTCTAAATTCTATATCTTTAGTCCAGTTCTTTTTGATGTCTTGCTTATATTTTTCATCTTTAACTTCAAAGACAATATATAGTTTTCCTGACTTTTCTTCGTATTCAATTCTGACGGCTTCTGCCACGACTTTATCTTGCATTTTGACCTCTCTTATATGTCTAATAATGCAATTTTTTCCGAGATATCGTCAGGATCTCGCATCTCAAAAGTAGTCGGATCTTCCTCGGATTTTTGGTCCAAAAGAGTACCGCAAGCCAGGTTCTTAATGAGGATTCCATGACCCAATTCACCGTCTCGATTCTTGATGACGTGGTACTTCATATCTGGGTAACTCTTCTCGTTGGCACGAGTCTCAATCTGAATGGCAATGTTGGCGTTCTGCATAATCAAAGCTGACCTTCCAATTCGATGGAGACCAATCTTATCTTCTTCCTTAGCACCACCCTTACGGTTCAACTGGACTGCACTGAGAACGATACAGTTATGCACACGAGCGAACTCGTGAACCTTCTCCGCAATCTTTCCCAATTTGAGCCAGTCTTCCATATCGGTTCCCTCATAGTCCATGAGGCCGAGATAGTCGATGACGATGATCTTAGGATTGTAGATCGTTTTGGCTTCCTCATATATCATCTCCAAGTTCTCCATAGTAGCTCCACGAGGGATATCTACGATTTCGAATTGATGAGGATATCGTTTGATGAAACGTAACGCCTTCTGTACCTTATCCACCTCCAGTGGATTGAGACTAGCATTACGAATCTTTTTAGATGGGTTACCTGACAGACGAGCCAACACACGATTGAGGCATGGCTTGAAGGGCATTTCCAAAGAGAAATACAATACGTCATTACCTGGCGCGAACTTACCCTCTTCAGTGTCGAGAGTATTCTCCTGCATCCACATCTGGAGGGCCATGTTCATCAAGAGCATGGACTTACCACCACCAGACTCACCACCGATAAGGATTAGCTCACCAGGGCGGCCACCATCGGTTACGAAGTCGAAATAAGAGTATCCGGTACGAATACCCTGATCGAACTTCGGGTTCTCCATCTTGGCATTGTACTCATCACGGAAGATGGGCACCGCTTCCTTGAGCGTCTTACGCTCATAGGAACGAACTTGGTTCAGTCCCTTGATGTTCTGAACTGTAGACTGTAGGCCATTGAGAATCTTATCAACATCTACGTTGGCCCAATCCATCTTCATGAACTTGTCTCGTTGTTCCTGAAGTTGGCGCTCAGCATATCGTTTCTTCAACTTGCCCAAGTCGTGTTTGAACTCTCGTTCATTGACTTGGAATTGATCGAGCTGAGTCCAGACTGCATGGACATGCTCAAGCAGTTTGTGATTGTTGCCTTTTTCTAGCTTTTCTACCACCACACGAAGGGTCGGGAGATCCTTGTAGGTACGGATATACCCAACTACTAGGTTGGCAAAGTTCCACATCTCTGAGGAAAATAGTTTTGGATCAGACTCATTGGCAAAGTCTAAACCATGCTTCTTATTAGTAAGGATGTGCTTGAGAACTGCTAAATCTAGTTCGTTACTCATTTGCCTTCCTTTCGATGATCCTTACCCGGAGCTACTACAAACGCTTTCATATAGCCTTTCATCAAACTATCTATACTAGCCTTGAGAGGCCCATTGAAACTTTCAATGACGTTAGGGCTATTGGTACACATGATAGTGGGCAGCTTGTTCTGGGCACGAGTGCGGAAAATACTCTCCAAGCTTCGAGCGTACAAATCGGCTGCATTTTCTGAGGGCATAAATCGAGAATCAAACTCGTCAATTACTAGGAAGCTAACCAGCACTAACTCACGTCTAGCGGTAAACTTCTCTTCTCCACTACCGCTAGTTAGAACTGAGACGATATCGCTCAAAGTGGTGTAGAGGCAGGAGAAGCCTTTTTGAGAAGCTTTCTTGAGGATGCAGGTAGCTGTCATAGTTTTCCCTAGACCATGACCACCTGCCAAAATAATGGAGTTGCCTGTAGTGTATGAAGTTTGTAGGTCAGCTACGTACTCATCATATTTTTCTCTCAATCGAGGATCACCGTGGAAATCTCGTTCCATCTTGAGAGTCCAGTAACCGATAGGAATGTTGCTCTCAGCGTATCGATTGATAGCAATCATCTTGAGGTTCTTGGTCTCAAGAGGCTCTTCGCTCTTCTCGATAGTCGCAATAGCATCTTCTAACTTCTTGGTCGGGATGTTATTGAGTGCGCGGCTTCTTGAAAAATCCAGGGTATCCATACTTTACCTTTTTCACGTCAGTCAGATTGTGATCGCGTAGCTTGTTGGCGATAATCTCACGTTCCTGTTTGGCTAACTCCACTTGCAGTTCAGCTTTGGTCATAGCATCCAAAGTCTGCTCATCTGCTCCTGAGTCTCTAGGCTTAGCTCTCCTGAGATGAATCTTCTCTGTAATGAGTGCGGCTTGACTCTTGGGAGTTGGCGTTGGGTCAGGCTCGGGAGAATCTTCTGGAATTTCCTCGACCACGACCTTGGTGAGCACTATATCCTCGTTGGGGTGGTGTATTATCAAATAACTTTTTCCGTCTATTGATTTCAATTTGACGTAGTTATTGTACCATTCTTCCACAATACCCTCAGCCACAGTGTTATTTCTGAGCAGACACTTAACGTGCGTGCCATCTTTTGGTGGATATAAATTGGGAGTCATACAATCCTCCTTAGAACTTCTAAGTCAAACTCTACCGCTTGAAGATCCTCGATGGTTTCATGGAAGTTCTGAGACCAAGGATCCATATGGAACAAAAAGGCCAAATCACCATAAGTTGCTACACTGTCATAGTTATGTTGTTTGAGAATAGTTAGATAGTTATTGGGCAGCGGAGTGGAACGACTCACGTTCAGGTTCTTCTTGCCCGCTAGCAGAACGTTCATCTTATAATGGATAAGGTTCTCATCTTTGGTGAACAGAGAAATAGACCTGAATTTAGTTTTGACTTTGGGGACCAGATTGGCGTAACCCCAATCAATGTAGTCCTTGAGAATCTGGGGGTTGGCTGATAGCTTGGAAGACATAACATTCAACTGCCACACCTCAAAAGACTTTTTAGGGTTCTCGTTATTGAACTTCCAGGGATATTCGATGTTGTAAGTCTCTCTGTACTTCTTGACAAAATAACCCAAAAGGTGGGCAGTCTTCCACTGCGCCACCTCTAGCGTCTCAATCTCGTTGAACAGGGCGAAGAACTTCTCCCACTTCTCGTTGGGTACCGTTCTTAGCTCTCCGCCTGTTTCCTCGATCTTCTCTTTTTCTTTTCCTCTATTGGCCATGTTACGTCAAACCCTTCTTCCGAAGTGTAAATCTTATGTCTAATACGAGAGTGGTTATCCAAATACGTGGCTTGGTCAGCAAAATCAATAACCACCGCGAATTGTTTACCAGGATACTTCCTGATGACTCGTCCTACTCTTTGCAATGCTTTGACGGTGGACTTACCGCCACAAGCGATGACAAGCCCCGACAAACTTGGGATGTCTACACCTATATCGAAAATCTTGGAAGCTAGAACACAATCAATTTTATGGTCCTGGAGATCCTTCTTAACCTGCTCTCGTTCATCTTTTGAATTGGAACCGTTGAGCAAGGCACAACGCATATGCTGCTGGAATAGCTCATATAAGATATCGCCATGCTTAATGCTGCTAAAAAGGACCAGAGTTTGATAACCCTTTCCCACCAAAGCTTTAGCAGCATCCAACACCAAACCATTACGAGCATCGTTTTCTACCACATACTTTTTGTAGATGGACTGATAGTTCTTCTCTAGTTCGTATGGATAGGGCGGGGTGACACGGAAACGAATCAGAGCCTTGGCTAAAAATCCCTCGTTGATTAGTCTGGAAGCTGGAATGTTGACGATGTATCTTCCCAAGATAGCTTCAATGAGAAGGTCCGCCCCGTCATCACGCCAAGGGCTTCCACTTAAACCATAGATGTGCTCTACTGTTGAATGTTTGAAAATCTGCTGAATGGTTTCACAGGCCGACATGTGACATTCATCGATGATGTGAACTCTGGAGTCCTTCATCATCTTGATGATGTCAGCATACTTACCCTTGGCTATTGCCTTTTCGTCATCATCTGAATCAAGAAGGATTTCATTCTTCTTGAGACCAATGGCTTGACCAACGGTCCAGATACTAGCGATGTTGATGTCATGGATTTGGCATTGACCATCACCAATGATACCAATGGGTTCGTCGAAACACTGTGAGAAGAAATCATGGAATTGATAAAGCAGGTCTTTTCCAATGACGTAGATGATCGTCTTCTTGCCTAATTTTGCGGCAATTAGAGCGGCGATCAAACTCTTCCCACCACCAGTAGCTACCTTTATAATTCCTCGATCATTTTTGTCAATGACATCGAGAATTTCCATTTGATAGGGGTAGGGTACCTTGCCAATCTTTTGCAAATTATTGAGAATGTTTCGCTCAATCCCCACGGATTTAGGGCCTCGCTTATCAATTACTTCTATCTCTTTGCCAGCGGCAGCATAGAAGTCCTTGACCCTGCTCACCAATCCAGTGGCGAATTGAAGGGTAGGTGTCAGCAGCTTTTTGAAACCGTCCCACTTGACCCAATCACCATCTCGATTGAGGAAGCCTTTGAAGGCGGCAGTGTGTTCGGCCCCTTGAACGTAAAATGACAAATGCTTGTCGAGAGCCAGGATGTGTTCCACATCCGACTCTTCGATAATTTGCGAGGTATTGCCTTTGATGATGAGTTTTGTCATGCTAGTCAATATATAACTAGCTTCTTTTTCTCGACAAAATTACTCAGTTAGAAAGGTCTTTCTGGCCCAGATAATGAGTTCGTCTGCCTCATCCAAAGAACCGCGCTTCTCGGTAGCAACTAGACTAGACCATGGACTATTACAACCCTTGAGGAAGTCTTCCATCTGTTCTTTGGTAGATATCTTGCCGGCATGTTCTGCAATGGCTTCTAAGATAGAATCTTTATGCCATCCAAAGGCGGCATAGACACGATCAAAATTAGAAACAAAATGGGAATAGACTCGGGTAGCTTCTGGGTCAAAGTCGAAGGCGAACACCCCAATATTGAGACATTCGCCTTTCAAAAGATCAAAAACTTGTACTACAATGTACTGTGATGGCATTTCACTTCTTCTTTACCAATCCAGATAGCGCATTCCAAATTGTGGAAAAGATATTAGCTAAACCAGTATCCGGTACAGGTTGAACTGGTGGCGGTGGAGCTGGTTCAGGCGGAGGTGGCGGGTCTGGTGGAAGTGGAGGATCTGGTGGCGAAGGCGGATCAGGTGGAGGGGCTGGTGGTGGAACCGCTGGTGCAGTATCCCACAACGAAAGATCCTTTACATAATCCACATCGACTGGAGCACCATTGGGCAACTTGTAATTGCCGCCGCTTCCATATTGCCACATAACCCAATCAGTCCATGGTTTTGGAATCTGTGGGGTCGGTTCATAACTAGCAAGCCATAGCTGATAAGTTTGTGCAAAGCTATCAGGTAGCTTAATCGCTTCTGCAAAATATGGATAAGTATAAACGATAGGTCTAATGCCAGAGAGTCGTTCATACTCTTGTAGGTAGGTAATAGTCCATTCAACAATTTGGGCAGCAGTACAGCCCCACTTGGCCCATTGGTCAGGCGTTGGCCATTCCAAATCGCAAGCGGCTAATTCACCATTAGCCCATTGAACATGCAGGGCGGCTTGTTGCTTCGGATCACGAAGGGGTTGAGAAGGGATGGTTGGTAGTGGATAAACGAAGTTGTAAGCCATGACTTTGAGTCCGGCTGCCTTCGCTTTTGCAATGTTTTGGTCATACAGTTTGTCCTTACCTCCGTTGCCCACGCCACAACGGCAAATAACAAATTGAACTCCTGTAGCTGCCAACGCCACGAAATCGACGTTGCCTTGTATTACTGAGATATCAACACCCTTGATTAGATCCGACATATTACTTCCTGACAAACCTCATTCCCGGAGTAACTTGTTCCAAACTAGAACGGACCTGATTATCCGTTGGTTGGGTTTCCACGTTAGGGACTGGTTGTGCCTGTCGTTTTACTTGACGAATTGCCTGGATGGCATCTTGCTTGAATGCGCAAGGCCCGTAAAACTGCTGGGCTTCACCCACCGGGACTAGTGTGACGACACCTTTTACAATTGGTGATAAATGGCCTTCAATCCATACCCCGCCCACTAATACTTCTACGTCTCTATTGACAAAGTGCTTAAGAACATCACCTTCCATTATTTTTTCTCCTGAACCACTAAAACTTTATTCATAATGGTAATTGTATCTCCTGGCTTCAAATCTTCCCAAGAGGTAACAGCAAAACCGAGTCGTTGTGTGCCGCTAGCGTCTCGGCCTCGGATAGCTAGAGAGATATAGTTGTCAATGTCTAGCTCTTTCCAAGCTTCCAAGGCCCTACCATTCTCTTGCGCTACATAATCTACGGTAATTTCTGCACCGTATGATGAATCTTTATAGCATGGTACACAAAGCTTCCTAGCTTCATCAGTTGACATTACTTTCTCCTATCCACAACACCACCAACTAGCTTACCAAAAGCAGAAGACTTTTGAGCAATCTTCTCCTTGATCTTTTGGGCGGCAGAAACAGTCTCATTAGTTCCAGTGTCTAATTGGAGATTGAGGTTTCTTGCCTCATCCTTACCTTTGACATTCTGGAGAAGTTCTTGTGCATCTTTCTTAAGTTGAGTAACGCGAGAGTCTGGCAAACCAAGACCAGCGAACATGGAGTAGACCTTGACAACTGGCTCAGGCGACTCTACAGTGTAGATACCTTTGAACACACCTTTTGGTGTGCCACATTGATCATTTACCATTGCCATAGCATAAGTAATACTAGAACTTGGAATCTTTGCCCATACTTCTTTATTGGCGGCAATGATGACACCAACATATCTAGATTGCTTGAGGTCAAATCCACCAGCTAGCAAGTTGCCATTCAAGTTGTTTACAACTGCTTCGGCAATAGCGGTGTCCTCAGAAAAATTCTCGACAGTTAGCTCACCATAAACCGTGAGACCCTCACCATCGGTGAACAACTTTCCCCACTCCATCGGGTCAAGACCCTTGACTGAAGATGGCATGGAGGAAAGTGTATTGAAAACATCAATTGGCTCCACAATAGCCTTGTTGGCTACACCATAGAAATCTACCTGACTAATATTGTGATAGATAGCTTCGATCTTGGCATTATCCACCACAATCAAGTTATTCACCTTCTTGGTCTGTGTTGCCTTGGCAAGCTTAGAGAGAGTCTCCAATGCATTAGCCTTGGTCTGTGCATCTTCAGTATCCATTGGGAGAATAGTAATAACAACTAGTGGCTTCCCTGAACTAGACAATACGTCTACCAAAGTCTCACAAGAGCCGGCGCCTGAACCACCGCCCAAGCTAAGGCAGAGGACATTGACCTGAGCATTGGCCAGCTTGTCATTGACCAGTTGGAGAACTTCACCACGATGAGACTCGGCGGCTGCTTTGCCGATTTCAATTTCCTTGGCTGCTCCCCCCAAACCGTACTCTAAGAGTAGCTTGTTGGAATCGGGGATATTGATAAACTTCAAATCTTGCATGGCTGTGTTGATTGCCACAGCGTCATATCCCATGTTGTAGAAGGCTTCAGCCAGGCGAGAACCAGCTTGCCCTGATCCTAATACGCCCAATGCTAGGCTTCTTTCTTTTCTCGAAACGATCTTTGCGGCCATCTTAGTCTCCTGCTGTTTGGCTTGGCTCTTTGCCTTTAATGCGGCCAGCTTGCTGGCATCTACTGCGTCTCCTGGCTTTACTTCAGCTTGGGAAACATCATCTACTACATTCTCTTTATTTTCTTCTTCTGTTACTGACGTTGCTGGCATTATTGCTCCTTGCGTCCTTATTATATCACTTCAGAAACCATTGGTTATCCATGTACCAGTGGACCGTCTCTGCAATGCCTTCTTTGAACTTATAGGCCGGTTTCCAGCCTAGCTGTTGAATCTTATGAGTATCTACCGAATACCTAAAGTCATGGCCGCCTCTTGGGTCTGGGATAAATGAAATTAAATCATGTCCTTTGCCGATGGCGTTGCATACTGCCTGAATGGTTTCCAGGTTGGTGAATTCTTGATGAGCTGAAATGTTATAAACCTGATTAGGCTCGCCCTTATCTAAGATGGTCATAATGGCTGAACAGTTATCGCCTACATAGGTCCAATCCCTAATCTGCTTCCCCTCTCCGTATAGAGGTATTTTCTGCCCCTGTAGCACACATTTTATAGCCTTTGGGAGGAGCTTTTCGGGTTGCTGCCAGGGGCCATAGTTATTGCTGCTCCTGGTAATGTTATAAATTAACCCATGCGTAGTATGGGCTGCTTTTACCAGTAGCTCTCCCGCCGCTTTGGTAGCGGAATAGGGGTTTCTAGGGTCTAAAGGAGACTCCTCGGTCCAGGCAGCGTCTTTTTCGCTGGTAAGCTGGCCATACACCTCATCTGTGGAAATGTAGATAAGGCGCTTTACTTTGTGTTTGAGGCAGGCATTGATAATGACCTGGGTACCCAACACATTGGAGGTAACGAAAGAATTGGGATCCTTGAGAGAAGAGTCTACGAAGGATTCGGCTGCCCCATGGATAACGATGTCTGGATGCTCAAACTTGAAGATAGTATCAATGACATGGTTGTCACGAATATCGGCTGGATAGAACTTGTGGTTCTGATTCCAGTACATAGAATTAGTCTCATTGAAGTTCACGCGGTCAATGCTGACGAAATCTAGCTTTTCTTCTCTTGTCTTTCGGCTGTAGATAGCTCGGCGTATAAAGTTGCCAAAGATGAACCCACAAGAACCAGTGATGAGTACTTTCTTACTCATTTTTCTCCAAACTTACTCTCGATAGAGATTGTATCTTGAATCCTGAGTATATATATCCTTGTCGATCACATATCTACCTTCCCACTTATCAAAAAGGTGTTTGATATTGTGATTCATGAACAATCTATTAGCAGGATTCTTTTTGAGAGAAGCACTCTCCTCATGGAAGATATTAGTCTTACCACAATATACAATTTTCTTCTCTTGATTATTCTTAATTGAGAGACACAAATCTACATCATCAAAGGCCCAATGGTATTCTTCATCCATTCCTTTGATACCAGACTTATTCTTATCGCAGATGTTTCTAAAGTTCTCGGCTTTGGTTAGGAGAACCGCACCAGTCACTACTTGGAAGAGGCGATTTCTTTCCGCATTAGCGTCAGTCTTCTCTCCTGCACGGAAGTGATTGGGGGCGCGGAATCTTGGATCAAAGATAACCCCGGCATGCTGTAAAGTATCCGTATTAGTGTAGAGAAGTCTGGCTCCTACCACCCCAACTTTAGGATCCTTATCGATAATCTCCTTCATGGCTTTGATGGATGTAGTATCATTGAATACCACATCATTGTTCATCAGGAGTACGTAGTCATTGTCGGCAGGTGAAGCTACGTTGAAGAGGAAGTTCATACCCTCAGAAAAGTTCTGGCGATTATCCTTGTATGGAATGACTTTAGTATTCCCACCCCAAGAATTGGCCACGGCAACCGTGTCATCCTTGGAAGCGTTGTCTTTGATGAGCCAGGTATAATCTAACCCAGCAAGAGCCGGCAAAAGACTTTCCTTTAATTTGGTTAGTTTATCACAAGCATTCCAAGTCAAAGTGAGAACGTATAGCATTAAAAACCTACCCTAAGACCCGCGTTGATACCCACGTTACCATCAGTTCCTACAGTTAGAGATGGGCCAATATAAGTGTTGTTCGCAAGTGGTGAAAAGAGATTCTTACCAATGTTGTAGGCCACTGGTGTTATGACCAATTGAGGTCTCTGACTGACAGTCCCATAACCAACACCCACTTCAAGAACAGAGAAGTCTGGTGTCGTTTTGAATTGACCGTAAGACATGATACCTAGATTGACGCTGGGAGTGAATTCGCCTCGAACTGGATTGAGCCCAACTCCACCATCCAGGCCGACCAAGAGTCTTGGATTCCAAAAGCTAAACTTAGCCCCTGGGACCTCTTGCTTGGTACTACCAGTCTTGATAGGAATTTCGTATGGCTTTCCATCCACCACAACATTGAACTTGTTGTAGAAATACTGTCGTTGATTCTCGTCAACTCCCACAACCGTATCCACCTGATAATCACGTTGGCTAATGTGGACATCCCATGGGTTCTGCTGCCATGCACTAAATCCAACCGTGCCTAGAGGTACCTTGATAGTTCCGAAGTCTTCATTCAAAGCTAGATTTTGTTGAGTCTTCTGATAGCCGAATGGGTCTGTGTTTGGACAGGTGCCGTTTACACACGGAACTGGTGGTGGAGGATTTGGATTGCTTGGGCCAGTATTGGTGCTTGGGATACCGCTACCATTCTGGGCATTGCTGTTGGTAGTAATGACGTTGATGGAAGCTACCTGAGCGCCTAGCTTGTCCAAGTTGTCTTGGATAGCTTTTAGATTGATCCCATTAGTCTTAGCAAAGGCGTCAATATCTTCTTTAGTAGCATATTGACTCTGGCTACGTACAATCCCATCAATCAATTGTTGTTGAGCAACAAGTGAAGTTTGAATTTGTGTTTGCTGGGCTTTAATTTGGATTTGATTGTAGATGATAAATGCTAGAGCACCGCAGGTGAGAATACTAGCTATTGCAATTATAATCTTGGTTTGGAGAGTCATGAGACACCTTACTTCTGGATCGTGGGACACCAGTGGATTGTTCTGCCTTCTGGGGTGGCCTCTTTAATTATTTGGTTTCCCAACGGGTCTTTCTTTTGGCCATAAACCTTAAACTTCGAGGAATACTTACCTTCTTCACCATACGCAGTTTTGTATGTATGAATAGTAGCGCCTTGGTGCTGGTAAGAGTCATTCATAACGGTAACTAGCGATTGACACAATAAGTGGAATTCGCTTTCATTCAACAAGTTGCCCTGACGCCAAGGTGAAATCTGAGATAGATATAACGCCTCGGCACGAATGTAGTTGCCCACGCCAGCAAAGATCCACTGATCCATCAAAAGTTGCGCAATCGGCTTGGAACTTTTGAGCACTTGCTTCTTGAGGTGCGGCAACCAATCCTCCAGTTTGTCTTGGAGCGGGTCCCATCCTAAATCTGCCCATTTCAACTGGAAGATGGCATGCCTTTCAGCAAAACTAACTGTCCCAAAATGTCTTGGGTCATTAAAGTATATCTGGCTGCCGTCTTCAAATTCAACAACAAAACAAGGATGCTTGCCCTTGGTCGGAGACCATTGACCAGTCATCCCGAATGTATTCATCAAGTAATGGTAATCAGTAAATCTCCAATACAGGAACTTACCTTTGACTTGAACATCTTCTACTTTACAGTTACCTGTTTTAACAAACTCCATGAACTTATCAAATCCATTTGGATTCTGATATTTGTATCGACTATTTTCAGTCGCATAAGCATTCTTTACGAACTTTCCAACTACGAGTGGTCTAATCAAATCAGCGCTTAGTTTGACTTCGGGACCTTCGGGCATGTTCACTTACTCCACTTCTTAACGAAGATTTGTCTGGCTTTCTGATACAAGGCGTGTGTGTTGAGTTGTTTACTAGTCTGTTTACCAAAATGAACTACTGGAACTTCTACTACTTCAAATGGAATCCCAAGCTTGCGGGCTCGGAAAGAAAGATCGGTGTCCTCAAAGTAGGCCAACCCAAACTCTTCTGAGAACGGACCAACATAATCATTGATGATGAGCATCTCCCAAAGATCCTTAGAAGAAGCTAAACACCATCCACTCATGTATGAGTTACCGGAGAGTACTTTATTGGCTTCTTGGACGAAACTGAGATTGCTATCCAATTGTCCCATGGTTGGGCCGACTAGGCTGGAGGGGCAGCGCTCCACTAGAGGAGCAGTCCAATTTGTATGATTGGATTTTACGCGAATATCGTTGTTCAAAAACAAGACGTTCGGGGCCGTTGCCTTAGCATAACCAATGTTGCACGCCTTGGCAAATCCAAAGTTTTCTGGATTGCGCACGTAAACTAGGCGCGTGTTCTTTTCTAATGCTTCCTGCGTCTCATCTGTACTATGGTTATCTACAATAATGATCTCATGATCTTCTGGTAACTTGGAGAGGTCTTCCACGCATGCCTTGGTGAAATTATACTTGTTCCAAACCGGAATAACAATACTAAGTTTCATTTGATTACCACACTCTTCTTAGCCGCAGCAATACCACGTGGGTTAATAATTCCCATCCCAATAGATTCTCTAACAGTCCACCCCACAGTCTGCGCTCTCTTGCGGGCCGCGACTATGTTGCCAATATCTCCATTATCGTCATGGATAATGATCTCATGCTTAAACTTCTGAGTCATCTAACGCTCTCAATTCATTCAAACTAATACGCGAAACAAACTCTGCTTCTTTTGCAGCAATAGCTCGTTGGATCATTCTAGAACGACGGGAGCTACCATCTTTGTAGGTATTTCCTTCATCGTCTGTAATTATGTACATAGTGCTATAATCTTTTCGGCCGCTTTGGTCCATGTATACTCCGGTAGAAGCTCTTGCATCTTAGGCGAAAACTTGGCTAGATAATCATCATAGTTCTTGACCACATCCCTTAGCTTCTCGGCACATTGAGTAGTGTCAGGATCAAAACACTTAGCGTATGGAGATGGTTCCCAATACTGCATTTTGTAATCAGCCCTAATCTCTTTCCCATCAATGAGAATGGAATTCTCATCATTCATGTAGTCAAGCTGCCCGCCATAACGAGGAGCAATAACAATCTTGTTGGCTGCAAAGCCTTCTAGACCGGGCATCCAGAAGCACTCGGCATTAGCCATGGTTAGAACGATATCGCAGGAATTGTAGAGAGTTTCAATATCTACAATGAACTTATCCACGATTTCAATTTCCCCATGGTTTTTAAACTCTTCGTTCCAACGGTGGAGAAGATCACCAACATTAACATCAAATCCGGGCTGTGGACTCTTGCGAGCCACCTTGAGTACCAGGCACACATCGTCCTTCTTAGTAAACGCTTTACCATATGACCTCAACAATCCAGGTAAGTTCTTTCTCAAATGAGGCTGTGCAATGTTGCACAGTATCTTGTACTTCTTTTGAGTCTTGAGGGGGTACTTACCAAGGTTTTGAAATCGTTCCAGATAAATTCCGTGAGGAACCACCACTTGATGGTCAGCCGGCATGCCATTGTCCGTGAATATCTTCTTGGAAAACTGGGAAGACGGAAGTACCTTATCCACACACTTGTAGTACTTGGCAAAGGCTGTAGGCAATACAGTGGTTTCGTAGTTCCAAATTCCAAATCTATTCTTCTCACCACGAATGAAGTAATTGCAGAAATTTCTCAAAGCCGTGTACGACAACTGCATGTCGTATTGTTTATCCAGTTTGGAGGCCACCATCTCCACGAAGTTATCGGGCGTGATGGTATCGTTTTCAGTGACACATCCTCGGAGGTTCGATTTGAGATCCTCGGGAAAATGGGTAAGGCCATTTGTGGAAAATAAATCCACATCATGCCCCATTCTAATAAACTCTCGTGAGAGGTTTTGAGCTACAATTGACCAGCTATGGTTCTTACCAAGAAATCCAAACCAACATACTTTCATAACCCCTACTATATCAGGATGGGGTTGGGCTTGGCAAGAATGGTACGAAGTTATAGCTGTGAGAGGTTGGAGGGGCGATAGCAGTGGAACTGTTCAAGGTCAAGTTATTGTAAGTCATGACCAATCTTGCCATCTTGCAAATAGCTACGTCAGTACCTATGGAGGTTGCTAAACTCAGATGAACTTCATACACCATTGGGGTGGCGCCCTGGGAACCAGGCAATAGCTCACTCTTAATATCCTGTGAGGCTACATACGTTGCCGCAGGATTATTGGTACTGATAATCGTACTTGGGCCAGAAGCTAAGTTCAAATATGTATTAGTATTGACATTAAATAGTTGTATCTGAGCTGCATTGGCTGAATCATTACATTCTATAATCGCTTCTAAAGTAATAGACTCTAAACCTTCTAGAATGTATTGATCAAAGTTAAAGACCATAGCCCCAATAGCCATTGGCACATTGGAATCATTGGATTGTACTCCAGCCACACCGTAGATATAGACTGGGTTTTTGTAATAGAAGCTTGGATCTAGGAATCCATATCCATCAGTCTTTGGAACACGGTCGTTATCCACCGAACCTAGCGAGAAGGCGATAACACCAATCAAGTCATACACGAATTGATAGCTCACACCGCTACCATTGCTGGTAAGCACGGTTCCAACTGGCCCAACTGTGTTGAGTCCGGTACCACCATGAACCACCGGCAATATACCTGTCACGTCATTCTGCAAATCTACCAAAGCAGACGGGCCACCATCATTAGCTCCGCTGAAGACGCTAATCAACTTGAGCATGTTTTGAACCTTAGTAGCATCTACGAAGATTGGGGAGTTGTTGAATCCGCCTTTCTTCAAGAATACATTGACCTGAACTTTGGTGCTCAAGGTGCGAAGTACTGGATCCTGATATAGGTTACTGAAATTGAGGGTCAACAATCCGGTGCTGTAATCGATATTGACGCCCATCTTGCCATCGACAATTGGGCCGGTATAACCATCAAGGCTGTATCCGTCTATGTTTGGTGAGAATGATTGTACCGCTACAGAAAATCTTACTTGGTCATTGGCCAATGCATCTTTGTGAACATAAGAGCAATCAGCGAATCTCATAGATGGGAAGCCAAGCTTAGTGGCGCCAGTTCCAGTATAGTCCACGATGAAGTCGCTCATGATGTCAATGGTGCGCTCTGAACCAAATAGTCCATCAGGAATTTCTAGTACCACAGTACCTACTTCAAAGTCTACCTTATAGAATTCTCCATCAGGTCTTTGAATTTCTCCATTACCAATAATCAAATTGTTTGGAACGAAGAAGTCCACACGCCCAGTCTCTACCTCTTGCGGAACAGGGTAAACATTGCACTGAATACCTTCGAGCGTGCAGGAATGTAGCGGGGTATTAGTTTCAGAAGTAAAGGCAGCCGGTACAAGTCTCGACCTTGCGTTGGTTACAACCAGCGCCTCATCCCAAACAAGTTGTTTGGTAATGCTGATCGGAACTGGGAAGTTCAAGAAGTCGTGGTTGACAAAATAACCATCGTTATTGAAAATGTCCTGGGCCGGATGGGTGGTAGTTGCTCTAGTGTTAGTATTAACTACGTAGTCATCAGTTCTATCTACGAACTTCTCTAGTCTTAGTCTAATGACGTTGAACTTGGTGCCAATCTTAGTATAAGGATTGGTAGAAGGGGCTGGATAGGTAGTTGTTGGAGCGGTACTGAACGGTTGACGCTCAATGTAGTTGTTGAGCAAATAACCATCAGCAAAGGTAATAGCAAAGTCACCATCGATATCTGCTCTAAGCAATTGACCAAGAGTGTCTCCTGTCAAATAGACCTTACGAAGTGTGAGAACGTCGGCTACCGAATCAATGCCTACGATATCCCAACCGCCCCAGTTAGCCTCGCCAGCTCCATTGCTAAGAATAACCAACTTATAGGTGCTGAGACCAACGATAACGTCAAAGGTAACACTGGAGCTGGTAAACTGAGCCAGTCTTGGATCATTTGGATTGGCTACCAAGATACCATCAGTTCCTTGAGCAACTACAGACCCGGTGTTAGGATCGACTAGCTGGAAGGAAATGTTAAACAGATTACTAAATGGCTGAATAAGAGTATTGTAGCCATTAGTGAATGTGGTAGTAACAGTGTCAGTATTAATGACAGTATGAGCCGGTAAGCCTTGATTGAGGTTGTATCCTAGGAAACTGTTGAGTAGAGCTAGATCGTGTTCATCGACAATGCCATTGCCATCTACGTCTCCCACAATCATCGAACAGAGTCTTGCGTCAGCAATTCTATATTGAGTGAATGGGGCAGCCACAGCATCAGGAACGATAAGGGCACCGACTAAATCTCCATTGAGAAGATTAGTGGCTAGACCACTAACAGAGCTATTGAATCTAATTGTATCGGTAGGATCGTCAACAATTCTGATGAGTAACTCATCCTCGGCCATAGTGGCTGAGAACAATACGGAATTGATGTTAGCCTGTCCTGGATCAAAAAACTTGATGTTACGGTCAGAGATGGCACCCAGGATAAGGGGCTCAGAAGTAGTTTCTAGATTAGTGATATCGATGGTGTTCATCAAGGTGACTTGAGGAACAAACTGTTGTCTCGACATAACTGGATTGCCAGTTCTTTGGTCGGCTACTGGTGTAGTGTCAGCGGTAACCGCTTGCATAACCGCTCTGAAAACATCGTTTCCAACAAATTGCTTCTGTCCAAAAGAGTAATCTACAGTTGCTTGTGAGGCTTCGTCAACAGTGGTCTTAGGAATGATGACGCCGTTACCAGCATCGTATGCTTGACCGTCAGCTATCTTAGCAGCATCGGTCCAAATCTTGAACCACAAATCTTGAGATGGAACGTCTACCCACAAACTTCCAGTGAAAGTAGTTACTCTAGAATTGTCGATTAAATCGCCACCTGTGCTTACCAAAATATCACATTGGTTGGCAGCGCCAGCTCTCTTGATAGCAATAGCGTAGTACTGGCCTGGCTCCATAACGTTACCACCGGCTACTGGGCTATTGCTGAAAACAAAGTCTACAGGTTGTGGAACAGAGTCCAACAGAATACCTGCCGCTTGCAGGCTTGCATAGTTGTAGCTGATCTGCCCAACTGGGATGTTAGAGGGCGAGAAGTCAATTGGTAGGTTAGGGGCGATATCGGTTGGGCAATCCAAACTGGTTTGCAATGGATAAATGCTGACTACGATATCACCGGCCCAAGCTAGATTGTTCTCTTGACCTACGCTGGTGTTCCTAACCGACAACAACATAGTAACTTTTTGAACGTTATTAGTAGTGGCCTGGAACTTTTGACCGATCTGTGTAGTGACATCTCCATTGAGCAAAGGAATAACGTCCTGTGGTACCGTGAAGATATTGAGGGTATCAATGTTGTACAGCGGCATGGCTGCTTGCAACATGGCCGTCAAAGACAATTGGCTAATGGAAAAGTCAAGGAAAAAATCACGGAAGAATAGATTTGGCTGTTGATCCTGGGCCAACATGATGGCATCTCTGGAAACCATCATCGGGTTAGCTTCGGTAATGGTAATCCTTCCACCCAGGTTGAAGGAAAGATCAGGATCTCCAATAAAGTCATTGAAAAGGATAACTAGAATTTCGGAAAAGTGTTTCTTGCTGACTTGAACTTCGTTAGTTCTAAAATAGAAAATCTCGTACTGAAGGTTGCTCTGGAAATCTAAACCAATAATACCAACCTTGACGGTCTTGCGGCCGGAAACTCTGGAGCCCGTGAGTGAAATGGCAAGCTGATTTCCGAGATTGTTGTCAGAAGGCTGAGCCTGGGGGCTGATAGCCTTACCGTCGAGAAACCCTTCAGCTAGGCTAGAATCGAAAAGTACCTGCTCCACCAAAGTTTCGGGTAGAACGCCATCACCAATGTGGTTATTGATGATAGAAGATTCTATCGTAATATTGGCTGTTTGCTCAGTATTTAGGTCGGTTTCATCGACTTGTTGAGCGTCAAACCAATTTGGTCTTATTACAGATACAGGGGAACGTTTTGTCATTGTTTTTCACTCACGTAGTATACTGAATAAACACCCTAGAGGTAGCTGGCTTCAGAGTTTTGATTAAGGCTTCGAGTATTTCTTTTACCTTGGAACTACTACTAACTATACCAAAAGAATCGAAAATATTAACCGTAAAGTCGAAAGAACCTACTCCTCTATCGGTCAAAATCGAAAAATCAGTGTTGAGAGTAATTAGCTTATCAAAATCCATCAAATATGTGGTGTAGAGGTCTTGGGTCACCGGGAACAAAATATCCAGATTAGAACCCCAGTTGACATCAATTGCCTCGCCATAAGGCGCATAGATTGGTCTGGAAATGGAACTAATTCTGAAATTATCCATCAGGGTGAAGGCTGCTCCAGCCCCTCTAAAATCTGTTCCAATGAATAGCTCATTGATTGGGTCTTTGAAATTAATAGAGCCCAACAGGCTATAGCCATCGCCAATGGAGACGGAGCCCATAACATTTGGATACTTGCCGAAGACCAATCCAGAGCCAAATAGAACGTCAGTGTACTGGTATCCGTCCAGGAAGAGCCTCATCTCATCATTGCCGAGGTGACCGTTGATTTTGTAGCTGGCCTTGACACGGTGCCAAGTGTTCTTGGCCCAACGAGTTGGGGCACGAACTACGAAGTCTTGACCAGAAGCCGTAATAGCAAAGTTCATATAGCCCAAGACATCCTTGTAGACCGTAATACGATCACCCTGCAATCCAGATGGGATGTAAGTAACTCGTACCTTGCAATTCTGGAAAGGCAGTCTTCTATTCAATCTAATTACTTGTGTATTTATTTGAGTATTTTTGTTATTGGTAGAAACATAAGTAACAACCAAGTGAGCATGATTAATTGGAAGCAACCTACCTAGATAGATAGTTCTGCCATCGGTACCTATTGTACCATTGGCAAAGTAGTCAGTTCCGCTCAGGTCTCCTGCAATTTTGACAGTCACTACCTGTAGAATTGGCTGAGTCACCATAACATGGGTGTTACCAATGCTGACGCTTTCCTCTTGGATAGCGTTTTTGGTATCGGTCTCTATCTTGCCGCCTACGAAGTAATCGATGTTTTGGTCGCCTGAGTGCAGCTTGACACTAATGATTTCTTTGGCGGGGGCGGACAGCTTGACAGCCACATTGCTGACGCTAACTACTTCTTCTACAACAGCTCCAAACGCATCAAAATAAAATCTATTTTGAGGATCGTTAGCTGTATCGTAAAGGGGGCTCATCCAAAATTCAATGGTGCCTTCTCTGCTGTTATCCATTATTCCATCATTTGGAACGACAATAGGTTTGTCTAGCATTACCACGCTAGCACCGAAGTTGTCATTGACGGCCCAAGAAGACTGAAAATGTCCCTTGACGCTAGTAGAGTTGGTATAGAACGGAGCGCTATTGGAGAATGGGAAGGAATCGAAGTCTATGAAGACTAGAACTTGGTGATCTGGTTTAACTGCCTTCAAAGAGTTAAAATCTTTAGTAATAGAACGAGTATTGACTGCTACGGTCTCGCCCACTCTGGTATCCGTCAACATAATGGAATAGACGATCGCTTGATCCAGAATGGCATTGGCCGGATTGTTTCCTTCGAAATCTGTTCCAAAATAGATGTTGGAGTCGAGAGGGTCAAACTTAATAGAGGTATAGGTCGAATATTCTAACTCGTAGAATCCTCGGGTCAGGAACCAAGCTTGGGTTGGAAGCCAATTGCCTTCCAAAGTAAAGAATCCATTTTGCAATCCACTACGATAAGCGGTGGTATTTAGTACCTGGTAAATCCCATCAGTAAATGGTTGGAGTGGGAGCTGGAAGGCAGCGTAAGTAGACTTGACCAAAACTGAATGACGATCTGGTGAAACCCCTGTGATGGTATAGAATCCCGCCACATTTGGTGGGCTGTGAATTAACAAACAATTACCAACATCTGAATCACTGAATAGATTGTAACCATCTGTCAGAGTATATCCGTCAGTGCTGCTGAGAGTATAACCACCGCCAATATGGTAGCTGTATCTAACAACTGGAACCAAACCACTGAACTCGCTGTGAGTGATAGAGTATTTTTCTCTTAGTGTGATGGCCAAGGCATTTTTACTAGCATTGATTGGTTTAGCATTGACCTGGATGTAATTTACCTCTAGATATGGGTTAGCAAAATCTAATGTTCCATAATCTGTAAAGGTAATAGTCTCATTAACAGTGTAGATGCCTGTCAGACCGTTGAGTGTAACGGTAACTGGAGTAGAGAAATCCACATTGGTACCACTGATAGTTACGCTGACCGTTCTTCCATTCTGAGCATTAGTAGTACGTTCGCCTGGCAAATTGTTGGAGACGAAGACCCCACCTGTTAGGGTCGAGTTCTTAGGCCCAATGACGGTGTTCGGAATAATGATTTTGGTGATGTTTACCTCATCCAAAGAAATTGGAGCTGGCATTTGGGTCATCAGGACATTTTCGTTCTCTTGGCTCCATACGTAATATTGCTTCTTGACAGAGCGGCTGCTCACGCCCAATGTACGAACCAAAATCAAATCACCAGCAAACACTCCGTTAGAGATGGTAAGGATATTGTTGAAATTGTTATCCTTGCTAATAGAGTAATCCGGGTGGAGGGCTCTCACACCTGGGATTTCATTTTCCTGATTGGAATAAACCTGGAAGGTTACATTGCTAAAGTTGGCTGGAAGCGGATCGGTTACTGTCACGCTGTTCCCAGATACTTGAACTATAGTATACGCTACTGGAAGTCCTGGTTCGTCAATTCTTATGAGGTAGCCTGGCTTGACACCGAGAGTAGTGAAATTGCTTCCTGTCGAAGTGACAGCCGGAGACCCTGCAATGCCGGCCAAGTCAGTACCAGTAGTAAAAGTATGGATAGTGGTAACTGCAATGTTCGGTGCAATATCGATATCAGAAGTAATAGTAAAGCTAGTTCTGTTGACCGAGAATCTACCATTACCATTGACGCTGACAGGCATAGGTTCACTGAGATGTAATGTTTGACCAGTTACATTCGATATAGTATATCCTGTAGGATCAAATCCCATTTCATCAATGTAAAGAATGTCTCCTGGGAAAATCTGATAGGCTGAGAATGTAATACTAGAAGAGACTACATTAGAACCTTGTATGGTGGTCAAGTCATCTGATCCCACAATATCTCTATTGACTAATCCGGCAATTTCTTCTGGGTTGACTGTTCTAAACTTCTCATGCAGATATGGCTGTAGCTTCTGCGAATACTTCATGATGTTTGGAACTTCCAAACCATCAATGAACAAATGGATCTCATCTCTGTTATTGCGAGTGTTTAATTTCCAAGAGGCAGCAATGTGGTGAGGTTGGTTGATTCGCCATCCCGAGACATCAGCACTGACAGAGTATTGCGTTTTTCTGTTATCAAAAACTCTAAAATTGAGATATCCGCTAACATCCTTGTAGAGAGAAATTCTGCTATTGTCTACATCTTCACCCAGATCCAAGAAATAGTGTTCCAAATCGGAAATGAAGGTCACCCCTTGATCGATGCGTCCTCCTCCCGTAATGGTTAGGGAAAGGCTGCTAGTTCCAGTAAAGGTACGTAGGTTAGGCGGCTTGATTGGAGTAAGGGATTTGACATCGTAGAATTTACCAGTGGAGGTAACTTTGATGCTGTATGTATGGTTATTTGGCGCCACATACCCATCAATGACTTCAATGTACCAACGATTGAAAGCTCCTGAAATATCCTTATCGTAGTAGATAAAGATACCATCTTTGTTGGTGTTGGGTTTGCCCTGGACAGCCGAGTTCTTATCCAAAGTAAATGGACCCGAGGCAGTCGGATGCATCTCCCCAGCTCCCATGAAAACAAAGGATGGACTAATAGCATAACCGTCTCTCAAGATGGTAAAGGTCAAGGAAGCGTCATTGTCCAAACCGTTCCATTGAGGAATAACCCATTGTTCGAAGGTTCCCTCTTCCAATCTCAAATTGGAATTGATTGGCAGGGTAATGGATTGGCCTACAGTATCTACTAGAACCCCATCCCCATATTTAGCTGATAGAAGTTGGAATGATCCAGTGGTCTCTACCGACTCTGGATATAGTAAGCTGCTTCCTAGGGACCAGGTTTCGAAAGCCGATTCTATAATCTCTGGTTCAACATGGGAGATAACTTGTCCAATATTCTTAATAGCCGCTACCGTTGGTCCTTGAATAAAGGAAGTCATGGCTGCTATCAGAGCGTCTCTGTACCTCTCACGATCTAAAGTGATATCTAGGGTGGCTAATTCTGGAACGTTTACCAATGTACCAAAGTTGGATACCAGGGCGTCTCTCAAAGCTCCAACTTTGTAGGTAACGTAGTAGGTAGTGCCTGCGGGCACGGTAGTACTCTTCCTAAAGTCTAGAGCGTTGTTGCCGTATTCATAGCTAACGATGATTTCATCTGCTAGATAAGTGTAGTCAACAAAGTAGTCTCCTCTGTTGTAATCTACTACTACACGTGCCAGCGGAATAAGGGCAAAGGAATAGTTGATGACCGCCAAATCACCAGCTTGTGGTGAATTGATTCCTGGTAGGATAAGCTTGAGCGGGTTACCTGGGATCACAGTTCCATTAGCATTCCAGAGTGGCTGTGAATCAGATACTCTAGTTACTGAGAACGTGTATTGAACCTCTGTAGAGAGGTACGGAATGTTCTCATTGAGTAGAACGTAATAGTTGGCGCCATCGAAATGGACCGATTCAAAAGATTGTTTAGAAATGGTTCCAACCGAAATGGTCGATCCAACACTGGTGCTTGCCTGAGCGAAATTGAGAGGGGACGTGCTATTCACCAAGTCATCATAGGCATAAACGGACCTGACATATTTTACTTGGTTAGTAACGCTTGGTACGAACACTGCCTCTACGAAGGCTCCCACATTGCCATTGAAAAATTGATATGGCGCACCAACGAAGCCATTAAGAAACGATTCATCCACCGAATCAAACTCATCTGGCAAAATAGTATTGTCAGTAAATGTGGTGTAAGTGAATGTCTTGTTCTTAGGCTCCAATACGCTGATTCGATAATACAGATCATCCACACTAATTATGTGAGAGTTTTCTGTTTGTATAAAGGAACTCTTATAAGAGGCGCTTCCGATGCTGGTGTTCTGATTATTATCCACTGCACAGTAGACGACACCATTCGCGTAATCTACGGTGTATTCTCCTACATTTAGTAAGCGATCGATATTCTCGCTCTCAGTGAAAAGAGTATTGAACCACTTCTCGGCCACAAACACATTACCATCAGAGAACATCAAGCTGGTATTAAAAGAGGCTGCCAAACCATCTTCTGTACCTGAGCAGATTCTATTATTGGCTAGGTTGATCTTAAAGACTTTCAATGAACTAATGTTGGTAAGAGAATTGGCCACGAACAACAGTTCATTAGTGACGTTTTGGAAAGTCGCTCTTTCTCCTGTATCGGCAATAATACGGGGAGCCGCATTATATCTAAAATAGACCTTGTTATCGTTCCATCTATCTAGAGTGTAGATTTCCCCCGATGTTTCATTGTAAATACGAAATACATTAGTAATAGGAGATTGAGTGGTAACCAAAGCATTGAGAGCTACTAGATTATTGCCAATGCGCTCTTCCAGAACTTCGTTGTGTGGATCAGAAACATAATCCACGCCAGGAACAAATACTTCTTCGTACTTGTAAACTACGGTACCAGGCTCGTTTACTAGGCTGCCTAGGGGGAGAGCAACCAAATCCCTCAAATCATTATCATAAACGTAATCTACTTCAGATTTGTAGACTAGTTGGTAGTAGTAAGTGGCTAGCGGTGGAATAGGGCCTGTACCATCATTGGTAGTGTCGGCACCATACACGTACACAGTACCGTTAGGATAATCTATAGCGTACTGTCCAGGTGCGAATGGCAATCCATTCAGTCTAAATGGAATCTCGTATAGGAAAGCTGGATGAGGGGCTCCGATATTGGTATTAGGATTGGTAAATACTACACCGCCCAGAGTAGGAATGTTGTTGCTAGCATCTGTGATTGGAGCGTGCTTTAGATTGAAAATATTGATGATAGGCGGTAGCACTTCTCTAACGGATTGTTCAGTGGTGTAGAGCTGAACAGTAGTGCCATCTATTACCCTACCCAGATCCTTATATTCATACTGAACGTCTATCTTGAAAATGTTGTTGATATCAAATAGCGGATCGCTCAGAATAGCTTCGTTGAGACGGACTTGATTGTCAGCCAGCAGTAGATAGTCAGAGGCGAAATCCTGATCGTATCTGGAATCCAATAGTGAGTATCCTAGTTTAACAATATCGTAGTTATAAACTGGATTAGGTGTCAATAGAGTAAATACAATGCTATTTACTCTAGTAACCGGAGAGTGGCTTAGATTAAATGTTAGATTGTTGACATTGAATGTGCCAGGCTGGTCTGTAGAACTGAGAGTCAGACTTTCAGTCCAGAAAGTACGCTGTAGTGTGACGGGAAAATATGGGAAGCTGTCAAATTGGAAAGTGGCAGTAGCGTTAGCGCCAGTTGGGGTCAATCCCACCCTCACAATCTCATAGGCTGCTTCTTCATTCAATCTATCATAAGCCGCTTCACCACGTATCTGTTGCTCATCTACAATTGTAAAAGAAAGATAGTTTTCGTTCTTAACTTGCCTAATATCGTAGAGGGCTCTAACTAATATAGTAGATAGGGCTTGAACGTATCTGCTGACCACAGTTTGGTCAGTGTCAATATTATAGATGTTATCTTTGAGAAAAGAGGTAAGGAATTGCTTGACGGGGTTGTCAGGGTCGAGCGGACCTTGGATGAGGAATTTATTAGAAACCCCATCTTCAGAAATCTTAGTGTCCCCGTTGGTCGAGACGAACGGATTTTGTGGGGTCGATTGGAACTGAAGAAAATAGCTTGCTAGCTCTCCCAATGGAGTGCAAGTAATAGACAAGACAGCGCCACTAACCGATACCTTCATTACTTGAGGGTCGGGTACATTGATGGTGTCTGAAAATATGGAAACGTTAGCGGGTACTAGATTAGGAGTGATGTTCTCAGCAAAGGTTACATCAATGCTGGAGGGGCTTAAAACCTGTACGTTAACGAAT